TCATTGTAAATAACCTCCATCCAAAATTATTTTTCCTGTGAACGCTTCGCTCACATTTATAACAACGTTACCGTTATTATCTACGCCGGTATTAGCATAATAAGGATAGCTAACACCATCAATGGTCTTTGTTAAGCTGACGATGATAGGACTGCTCCCTGCCTGGTGTTCCTCGGCAGATATGGTCAGTACATAATCACTGCCAACCTCTGTAAAATCTTCCTCAGTAAAATTTTTGATATATACTTTGTCACCGGTTTTTTTAGTCAGCGACGCCAGTATAACGATGCCTGCAAACCTTTCGGGGACTTCAATGATTACATTTACGGCGTCCATATATACGCCGGTAAGCACCATTTCATACTGCGGCTTTTTGACTTCCCTATAGACACCAATAAGTCTGCTGTTCCCCATTGCCATAGTAAGACGCCACATACCATTATTTTCAGTCCATCTGCTATCTGATGCCGTAAACTCTTTTGTTATAGTCCCGCTTTCAAAACGAAGTAAAATATCTTCTGCACGCTCTGCTGCGTCTTCTGCTTTTTCTGCATCTTCCTTAGCAGATCCAGCACTTTCTGCAGCAGCTGTTTCAGACTTCTTTGCAGCATCCGCACTTTCCTGAGCTTTAGATATTACTTCCTCAGCAGCATCCTCAAACTTCTCAATTCTCTCGGTTGTTTTTTCTTCAAACTCTTCAACCTCTTCGCGCAGTTCGCCAAAATCGGTTTTTATTTCCTGAATACACATCGTATTCCGGTCTATCGCAACCTCGTACGCCTGTGTTAGCACCTGTGGCGGAAATACTGTAGGCTGCACAATACCAGTTTGCCTATAAAACTTTAAAGTAGTTCCTTCTGGCAAATTTGCATTCACAGTAACCATAAGATTTTCTACAGTGTAGTCCGTGCCATAATTTAAAAGTACTTCCACATCGTTAGCATCTTTATAACTGACCTTCACATCTTCTGCACTTTGGTAGTCAAACGGCAGAGAATATGAGGTGTCAGGCTTATATTCATAGCTTATCTTTGTCGCCGTAGTTGTCACGCTCACATTATCACCTCCTAAAAGCCCTGCCTTTTGTTGTTATAAAACCCAAATGTCATTGACTTGCCACGGCTTGCATTAGTCAAATCATATGGATCAAGGCTAAAGTTATCAGTACCTTTACTTGCCTTTCCTCCCAAGGAAGAACTGAAAAGCCCCTGTGCTGTCGTCATAATCCCTCCCAGCAATCCTATCTTCTTTGTCATCTTAGCTGCAGACCTGTAATTCGCTGCTGCAGCTTGTGCATTATATATATTCTGCCGATAGTTAAGATCGATATTCGCCAGGTTTTCGTTTATTGTTCGAGAGTCTCTTTCAAAAGCATTTGCGTTTGCTCTTCCAAAAGCCAAGCCTAAACCGCTTCCAGATTCAAGACCACCCGCAGCAAGCGCTGCAGTATTTTGTCCCTGTACCAGATTATATCTCTGTCGCGCTTCCTGCTGCTGACGTGCAGCCTGATCAGCTGCCGTCTGCCTGTTTCGTTCTGCTATAGCAGCATTCTGTTCCTGCACTCGTGCCTGAGCATCGTAACCTGCTGCCTGCTGCTGTCCTGACATATAAGTCATCAATCCTGAGCCTACTGCAAATAACGCTCCCATCACTCGCCCTCCTTCACATAAATATCAAAATCGCCAAGATTCATTTTCAACTTGAACCCAAACGCTTTTGTCATAGTAAAGCTCTGCTTATAAAAGTGCCAGGTCATGATATAAAGCCGGCCGTATTTTTCAAGCCAGCCTTTTAATATTTCTCTTCCAATACTTACAAAGCTCTTTCTGCATCCAAACAACATGTCAGTACCTACTACATATGCTTGATATCTGTAAGCACCTATCGGTATCCTGTCTGTTAGACCAAATATGGCAATAGGTTCTTCATCATTGTATACAACATTCATCTCACACGATTTCTCTATATGTAGTTTCACTGCCGCTTCAATATCATTGCCAAAAATCAATTTGTCATTTACACGAGCGTTAGCAAATACCCTTACCACATCTTCGTACATATCTTCACTATATTTCTTGATTTTTATCATCTGATGTTCACATCCACATCTCGCGCTACAAACATTATTCGCAGCGGGTACGGTTCTTCACTGAATATAGTCAATTCATCTGCTCTTGCACTGTTCTGGTCAAGCGTTACTTTCTGAGTTGCGCTCAACAGTTTAACGCTAAAATTTTCGTCAAGCTGACTTTCCCCTCCACTATCCAGTGTACTAATCAAAGGAACAGCTCTGTCTTTGTTTCTACTGTAGGCGTAACCTGAATAACTCAAATAATACCGTACTACCGCAGAATTTAAGCATCGTGACTGATCTACTATGCTGCCAGTACTCTTAATAGTTGTATGAGTTTCAGGGATAGTCATAGAAAACTCATACCCAAGACCGACTATTATCTTAGAGTACACGCCATTTAATGGAGGCTCTATATCTACTTTTCCATCCTCACCTGCAGTTTGCTCCTTCACATTGAAGATATCACCACTGGTCATTACCCAAACGGTTTTCCCTGCGAAACGCTCAATAACTATATTCGAACCGTCATTGTTTTCGAATATCTCTGCATTGTCCAGCATACAATAATCAGCCGGGTCCTCGGTGTACTGATCCAGTTCCTGACGTTCAATGTAATAAGTTCCGTCACGTTCTATCACAAAATAAATAACGTCTGTATCATCTTCTTTTATCGTCTCTACAGCAATATAGCTTCCTTGTGTGGCAAACCTCGTCCATCCGAATACTTTTTCTTGCAGCATATAAGTCAGGCAAAGCATCGAACCATCGTCCAGTATCAGGTAAATCAAACTATCCGGATATTTAGTGTAGGTATAATCAACTATCTTTTTACCATTCAGCAAATGATGTACCATCAAAGTCAGCTCTGTGCCATCATATCTGTCCATAGCATAGTTATAAGAAAAATCCCTTATATACGCTTCGTTACTTTGTATGTACAGAACCCTATTGTCTGCTACAAACGGGATATGAGCTTCACTGCTTCCCCATCCTGTTTGCGTATTGATACTGATCTGAGCCGGTGTTACCACGCTCGAACCTGAAATAATTCGCTCATCTTCGCCTGTAAAAATACACAGATCTTGAAATGCAATCAAATTTTTTATTGCATAATCATTTCTGGCTATAACGCTTGTATTAATGGCACTGTCATCGGTGAGAGTCCCATCTTCTATCTGTTCATCAAAATTAGTATAATCACTGCTTTTGCTTAGCCACAGGCCATTAGGCTTACTGTCTGTATTGGCCAATACCATGCGATCCTGAAAGAACTCTATGCAGGAAGGGTACTTTCTCGTTGAACTGAATTCAGATAAAGCAAACTCATCTATACTGTCTGTAGAACCAAGCGAACGTATAAGCGTGCCAATTGCCTCCGTAGCACTTGTTACCTCTGTCAGTTTTATTATCCCTTCTGCCGTATAGCTAAAGCTTGTTAAGGTTACAGTACATGTTCCGCTGGTAATTGCAAACTTCACTTTAAAATAATATGCATCCTCACGGTCTACCGAACCGCTGTCGCTGGCGTTATAGTCATCGTTATTAGACACATATGTTGCATAATCAATATATTCGACATTGTCTTTAGATCGCATCAGTGTTACAGTACCGCTCCATATACCAGATGTTCGCAGACTCCAGCTGTCGCCCACGAACAAAGATGACCCTGTTCCTTCCCCACCGGAAGAATTAACAGCAGTTTTGGTTGCAATTTCCTGATAAAGTTTAATGCTATCTCCAACCATACCTTCTTCAAAAAATGGCTGATTAGATGTGAGCGTTATTATACCGGACGTGCCGCTTGGATAAAGTACTGTCTGTTCATCATAGTTATAGGTTATTATCACCCATCCATCCGAACCGTCACTGCCATTTAATGCTGCATCTGAATAAGCAACTCCTTTCGCACCGCCTTCGCCACCATAGCCATAGCTTGTACCATCCGAGCCGTCCTTTGCGCCACGGTCAGCTGAATAAGCTGCAGTTGCTCCACCCCCGCCTTGAGCGGTGTATCCAAAAGCGCTGCTGCTTCCACCGTCACCGCCAGCATTGCCATAACCAGCTCCATAATGCACGGCACCGCCTTTACCGCCCGCACCAACAATTACGTCATATGACACATCTTTTGTTAAGTCAATTTCAAAACTATGCAGACCGCCACGACCACCTGTGCCACCTGAACTTTGCTTGTCGCTTGCTTTTCTGGCTACACCGCTGCCACCTCCTCCAGCTCCAGCAACTGTCACTGTATGCAGTCCTGTTTCCGTTGCTTTAAAAATATAATTGCCCGGAGCTGTGTACTTCTGTACTGAAGATGTATTATCCACCAATTCTCCAAACGGAGGTATCTTAATATCTAATTCCTCAAAGCTCCACTCTTCGCCGTCTTTTTTCAGCTGATAAATCGGCAGATCACCACAGACCAGAAACATCGTATCTGCCGATTTTATGAACTTAAGCTTTTTTATGTTTGCTTCTGAAAACGGAGATTCAAGTTCTCTGACCTTTTCACCTTTGTATCTTACTGTTAAGTAGCGATCTGTAAATTCCAGCATATAGTCAGTTGTAGGCTGGCTGAATGCTATTATTCTTGCTTTCTGATTCTTTGCCGTCGTGCCTTTATTAGTTGTCCCCATCCGCTTATAAATACTGCCATAAGGCTTTACCGTTCCATTTACACAATCTTTTAAGAAGGTTCTATATTTATCCATATCAAGCCGAGACAGCACATCAGGCGACGCTATACCACCGGTGAAGTTATTAAGCAGATCCCTGTACATTACCAGCACCCCCTAAAAATCTTAGGTTCCGGACGTAATGTTTGTTTACGTTCATTGTTATTGCCGGCAGATGCTTTGGCAAAGGCCAGCTGGAACAATTGGTACTGCGTCTCCGCACTTCCAGAAGACCCGCTAACTACAGTAGAAAGCATATAGGCCAGATAGCGTACAACTGCCTCAGTAAACAGCGGCGGCCAAAACTGCGGATTGTCTATGTACCTGGTATATTCAATTTCCAAATGTCTTGCCTTAGTCGCAAATACTTGTATGAACGATTCTTGCGGCGTTTTTGTTTTGACGCTCATTATCTCGTACCCATTATCATTTTCAGGTTTATCCCATTCAAATACCCTGCCATCTAAAATAACGCTCCTGATTCTTACAGCGTCACTTGGATACTTGAAATAGTTCAGCTTTTCCTTTGGCAGATAGTTTTTATCAAGCGCTTTTACATCAAGCCTGCTTATTGTTCTTCTAATTTTTGCAAAACTCCAATTACTCATGGCCAGCAGCTGGCTAAGTGCAAACGGGAACATTTTATCACATTGCCTGGCTTCTTCTGTTCCATCTTTAAGGCCGATTATAGGCCGTACTTTCAGCTGAACAAGTGCTAAATTGCATATGTCGACTATTGAATATTGCATACTATTACCTCCCTCTTCCAGAAGCAGCATTGCTGCTGCCTTTGGAAGAAAGAGCGGGGCTTGCCCGCTCAGTTTCTTTACTCGTCCTTTTTAGACGCTGTTGTTTTTGCTCCGGCAATTAGTCTGAAGCAGTTCTCCGGGAAAGTATCCTTAGCTGCGAATTCACACATATCTCCCGGCTTGAAGTTCTTGATCTGCCCATTAACTCTTGCCTGACAGTATTTAGTACATACGTATTTAGACATTTAGGCCAACCCCCATGGGAGAAGCAACACCGTATACGATGCCTGCTGTGATCTTACCGCTATACTCACCTGCTGCAGACGCAAAGATATAACGTCCCGGAATAGTCGGGATAGGAGCATAACCAAGTCGGCTTCCTTCTTTGACCGTAACTTTAAAAAGTTCTTCCTTACCTGTGCCATCTGCATTATTGCCTGCGCTCACAGTCACAGTCACGTCAGCTGTAGCTAAACCATCAAGAGATACTCCATATTGGGCATTCGGATAAATAGTATTGGAGAAAGAAGCTCCAGTATCGATAATCTTTGGCAAGTCGCCTGCAGCATAATCGGCTGCGATTGCATTTGCTGCCTGTACATCATATTTCATAATCTATCACTCCTATAAATTTAGTAGTTAAGGCCGCATAATGCGGCCTATATTAAATAACACGCGCTTCATTCATGTGAATCTGATCTACACGACGAATAGGCATTTCGTCAAAGCTCATGATCTTGCGTCCTTCAATGCCTTCCAATCTCGGTTTGGCACTGGAATAATCAAACATCGCTCCAAGCTGACGGTTAGCCACGATGTCTTGGCGCAGCTTGGTTCTTACCTTGCGATTCATATAGATTGCCGGACGGCCAGTGCTGGTGTTATGCAGACGTTCAGATGCTTCGATCATCAGGCTGATAAGTTTGCCGCTTTCAATAGTGTTGATATCAATATTGCAGATACGCACTACCTGACGTAAATCTTTTACCACCAAGCCGGAAGCCCAGCTGAAAGAAGTCTTGATACCCGGCATATAGCCACCGCCTACTGCCATAGTATCGTCATCAACGACTTTGCCCTGCTGCAGACCTGCCTTAGTTCCTTTGGGATAAAAAGTATAAACACCATTATCATAGCTCCATACCACAAACCAGATAGAAGTAAGGTTAGCGCTTGTACCTCCTGCATCCAACACATATTCCGCGGTCTCGGGAAGAATTCCGTCAGTCTTACGGGTCAGTGTGTTATAACGTTCTGCCAATCCCAGCATACGGTCTTTGCCGTCAGCAGCACCGCCATAAATCATGCTGCGGGCCATTGCCTGATTGATTGCTTCAATTTGCGGACGGGATTGCGCCAGCAGGAAACGGTTCCGCATACCATTCAACTCGTACAACGCCTTGTCGATAACTACAGGACGGTAGAACATTGCACTAAAATCAGTCATCGCAGCAAAGCTGCCAGGCTCTGGTTTTATTACGTCGTTGTAATAACGCAGTGCTTCACCGGGAAGAGACGTACTGATTACCTCTTTGTTACTGTCTCCATTGTTGGCTTCCACTACCACAGAATCTTCTAAAATCTCATTGGTCTCAGCCAGGAGATTTACGATAGCGTTTTCTTTTAGCTGCCCATCAGGGGACATCACCGCCATCACGTCATGAATTGTTGGATTAAGTTTTTCTACTACTTCTGCCATTTAAATCACTCCTTCTTATTTAAGTCGCCGAACATAATATCGGCCAGACTGGAAGATGCTTTTACAGCACCCGTACCACCGCTCATAAGGTTCCCATCCTCTCCCACAAGAGGATGCAGCGCCTGCATGAGCTGAATGATCTTGATATTGCCTTGAATACCGGCTCTATCTATGACTTGCTTTAACCCGGGGATTTTACTTTCCAGTGCGTTTATAGTTACACTGGCCTCACTGATCGCTTTTTGGTATTCCGGCGTTACGTTGTCAAATGTAGCCCCGAAATGTTTTAATGCTTCTTCAGTGTTAGCAGTCATAAAATTCTCCCTCGCATCACATACATAATCGAGGGCTTTCTTTGCCATATCAGGATCAGTAATCCCGATAGTATTCAATTGTTCTATGCACTCTGCCACAATCTCCGGCGTTGCCAAATCCCCTACCCGCTCAGTGAGTTTAGACTTTACAAAAGTCTCATCAACTGTTTGCTTGGGTGTATCTTCCGCCGTCGGTTCTGTTTCCTTCTGCTGTTCCTGTGCAGGCTCTGCCGGCTGTTCCTGTGCAGGCTCTGCCGGCTGTTCCTCATTCATGTTATTGTTGAGGTTATCTGTTTCTTCCATCTTTGTAGCTCCTTTCAAAGTTTGCTTCTTGTTCGCGTATCCAGGCGAAGCGTTCTCCCTCAGCTCTAAGAAGCTGCAGTACTCCCTCTTCTCCCAGTTTGCGTATCTCATCCGTTACCGCAAGTACTGCCTTTCTAGCACCTTCCTTTCGGTAGGTATCAGCATTGCCGGTAAAGGTAGATTTATAATAATAATTTGCTACCAAAAGCTTAGTTAAAAACCATCTGCCACGTTCATCGCTAAGCAGAAACTCATACGCTTCTTTATCCTTTGGTCTGGCCTGTGCTTTCAAAAAGTCGTCGCAGGCCTCCTTTTTTTCCAGTTCTTTTAACTTTGCGATTTTTCTCGCCTGCATCATATGCCACCCCGCAAACTGTTGAGCAAGTTATCCAGCGGCGCTACACTGCCATTGTCTGCCATCTCCTGAAGATTGGCTGCAGCCTGCGTAACATTGGGCAATGCCTGGGCTACTGCCATGTCTTCCTGCATTTGTTCTTGCTGTTGAACCGCCTGAGCCTGCTGCTGCTGGATCTCGGCGTATTCCTCATCCGTGTAGAGTATCTCACTCTTCACGCCCAAATCATCTATCCACTTACGCAAGAACACACTTTCATTCAGCATATTCACTACACCCGGCTTAAGCTGCGCCGTCTGGCCTATTGCTGCCAGTGCTGATTCATAATCTTGAACTCCGCTCATCCTCTGCAGTTTGGCCAGGGGGGATACATATTCGATTTCCAGTTCCATGCCATCGTATTCAGGCGGCATTTCAAAGACACCGTTTTGCGTATAGATACCATACACCCGCTTTATGTCACGGCTTAGTACCTCTGTATTGATACGCGTTACTACCGGCGTGAGCTGTTGCATCTTCTCCTGCTGCCTCAGGCTCCATTCATACGCTGTACGACCTGTATTATCGAACTTCTGCTGTTCAAGCATCGCAAATAAATTCGTATTATAGGCTGCGTTGATTTTGTCTTCCCTTATTGCGGCTATCTCATACACTTTGTCAAATACCGGCGCTATGTCGAACAGCGACTGTACCTTGCCCAGCTGCATATCTACCTGTGTCACAGCACCCGGTCTATAATCCGTATCAGTGCCTGTTGGTGCCTGTAATGCTGGATCATAGAACAGCTCCATATTTCCTGCAGCGGCCTTAAGCAAGTCAAACATCACCCTGTTGTCACTGTCGGCAAACCAGCCGGGTCCAATGCCATAATCGCTATTAGGAATAGCCAGATACCGCATTATCGTGATCGGGCAGGTTTCAAACCCTCCTGCATGGATAAATTCCTTATCGCTGCAATCCAGCCAATAAAGGGACACATAGCGTTTTCCTTTCGGTCCGAGTGCCTTATTGTCATAAGCAGGATTCTTTGTCAGTAGCCAGTAGACTTTCATAAGACGGCCGTTATTCTTACCGTCCTTGTACTCCTGCTGTTGTCTCTCAGGCAGAGCTCCAAGTCCAAACTTGCTTACTATCTTAGACAAGCTCATTTCCTTTTTGACCGCAAAGTGTGTCACTTCCTGCCACGGATCCAGCGCATAGGCATATGACCCAATAGAATAATTTTCAAACACCATCCCTCTATCCGGAATGAAGAAACTACCACGTGGAGACTGCCCAAAGGCAAGCTCAAGGTTCGCACTATAGATTGAAGAATAGAAGTTGCTGGCATTGAGCGCCTTATTGATCGTATCCCTCTGATCCTGCAAAATAGCTTTCAGGGTCTGGTCATCCTCTGCAAAGCGTGACTGCAGATCAAACCATTCCACAGTTTGAGGAACAGAGCCATTCGTCATACCACCGGCGAATATTTGGGCAGCTCTCCATGCTGTGCCGTCGATAATACCTGCGTCACGCTTTATCATCTTGTCTCGTCCGTCCAACTCACCCAAAAAAGGTATTTGATACTGCTGGATACGGCGCCACATGACAAGGCAGTTCTGATAGTCCTTGGCGTTAAACAGTTCATCGTGTATGCGTTTGGCTTCCTCAAGTTTCATTACATCTGTTTTCATCGCTTACACCCCGAATGTTTCGCCGCTGGTCACGCTTCCCTGTGTTGCTGCGAAGTTAAATTTTTTCTTGTTTTTGCGCTGCTGGTCTAATGCGCTTGTACCGTCTGTCCTGCCACTTACATCTGTAGCTGCTGCCGCTACCTTAGGTACCTCAGTTGCAGATGCTCCAAACAATTTATTTGTCAGGCTACTCATTGCTCTCACCTCCTTTATAGCTTTGCCAGCGGGTTATAATTTCTGGCACTGCCTTGCTGCCTGCTCCTTTTCAGCAGGTCAAGCGCGGGAGTACTAACTTTCATCTCACGCCCAAACGTCAGTGCTAAGGCATCTGCTCTGTTGGGACTGAACGGCATATCCCTTTTTCGCTGGAGCTGTATTTGCCCGCGTTCATTTACATATGCCTCAGGCATCATAAGTTCTGTCGCTATTTCTCTGTCTAATTCATCCAAGCAGCCACCGTCTATAAGCCATTGTTTCATTTTTGCCCACATTTCCATGCGCTTATTGGCGTACTGTCTACTGTTTGCCAATATGGACGAATTTACCAGATTCCAGGTGCGACCCATGTATTTGCCGGCAGAGTAAATACCCTGTCCATAACCAAAATCTATATTGACCTGCTGTGCTTTATACTTATCTTCAAACAGTGCCACCTTTTCAGCGAAGGCAAAATTATCATCGCTCTTCGGCTCTTCGTAAAGCAGCTTGCTTAGGTTGCCCTTGCGCAGATAGATAACGGCTGAATCCTTCCCGCCCCAAGCAGGATCGACGCCAATAATAGCAGGCGCAAATTCTACGTCTTTACCTGTGATGCTCCTTGACTGTGCAGCTTCTATTACATTGCGCCCTATAAACTGTAGTTCACTAGAACTCGGAGGTTCACCCAATATACGAACCTTAACAAAGTCACTCTCAAGACCATAGGTCTCGATCCACTCATTGAGCAGCTTCTTGTTCGTTATCTCTACTGTCCTGCTGTCTATTTTCCGAGTGTGCCAGCGATGCCGTTCTTTGCCTAAACAGTCCGCAAAACGGCCTATGTTTTTAGTCGGATTGCCGAAAACCAGCCACAAAAGTTCTGTATCTGAATCTGTCATCGCGCCCTCTGCTACATCCCAGATAACATCTTCTATTTCAGAAGCCTCGTCGAAAATAAGCAGTATTCGGTTTCCCTGATTATGTAAGCCCGCAAATGCTGCAGGATTGCTTTTGCTCCATGGGATAGCGTCCGCACGCCAGTTTTTATCATGGCCTTCTACTATGCTATACATAGATGTTGCAGTATACACGAACATCTCACTCGCTATATTGAGCCTGTGCCACTTCCCAAGCTCTGGCCATGTTTTTGTCCTCAGCTGCGTGTCTGTATTCGCTGTTACTACTACCCTTGTGTCTGCCCGGGTATACATCGCCCACTCAATAAGCCAAGCTACCACAGCGCTCTTTCCGATACCATGCCCGGAAGATATCGCGTTTCGAATAAGCCTGCACGGGTCATCTCTCATACTAGCCGCAAGTTCTTCCATGAGTTCAAGCTGCCACTTTTGCGGCCATTTATTCTCCAGCTCTCCCTCTCCCCATGGATACATAGCTTTCACAAAGCCAGCAGGATCATATTCAAACTGTGCAATAAATTCAATCAGTTCTTTTTCTATCATGCTTTGCCACTCTCCACTCGTCCCTGGGCTTTCTTCAGCATTGTTACTATATCTACTGCTCCAGAGTGCTCCACTTGTTCTTTAAATAACATGTAGCGTTTACCCAACAGTTCTGCTGCCTTAGTCCTGTCACTCAAGCTAGCATCTAATCCAAACTGGTCCTTTTCTTCTCCACGCATTACACTTGTTAAATATTCAAGAACATCTTCAGCTGTAGCAATCTTATCACTATCAACTGCTGCCATTCGTGCATCTAAATATTGCTTTACCTTGTTGTTTCTTAGCAATTTACTAGCACTAGCCGCCGCTGAATTATCATTCTTACACTTTGGATAAGCCTTTTTATAGGCTTCTGTTTGATTCCCACTCTCTATAAAGTAATCAACAAAATTCTTCTGTGCTTGGCTGATCTCATCCACTACTATCACCTGCCTTTAATACATTCACCAAATAATACAGAATAGCTATTTCTCTAAATGACCGGGCCATTTCTACCCTAACGCTTACACCCTTATTCTTTTTTCGCTCTGCCTTATCCGGGAATTTCTTTTTGTATTCTCCCCATGGCATGAGGTAATCTATTCTGTACATAGTACATACCTTAGATAGCTTCTGGCTATATACTTGCTCCCTTGAATATAGGTATATAAAGCCTCTCATTTCTAAGGCTTTTATTATCTTCCTGATCTTGCTAGTTAGGTTCATCTTCATTCCATCACCACCTTGCAAATAAAAAAGCACCTAACCGAAGTTAAGTGCTGTATATTAAGTTATATAACCCTGGACTTGACCTGTCCATTATTTTAATCTGCACGCTAATAATTGATATACTTTAGCGTGTTTTGTTGCATTTTTACCCGGATGTTATTTATGTAGTTTAAGTAGTTATTTACTACACCACACCACACTTGCCGCCCACGTTACCCCTATCACAAGATCAACTGGCCGTGTTGTTACATAGCCGTCTATAGCTTTTTCTACAGCCTGCCAATATATCTCTATCAAGGTTAGGGCTACTAAAAACATTAATGTTTGCTTTAACATGTTAGTACCTCAATTAAATAAGCCGCTGTATTACCCCAACGGCAGGGCAGTGTCCAAGCGCTAAGCTTGAACGTTTCACCCCAACGGTAAGGCTACCCCAAGTCTACAGATATGGTGCTCTGCGTTCTATGGGCTTCTTCACGGGCCGCGTACAGTTACCGTCTCTCATGCCGTTGTTGTAAGCCTACTTACTTACAATACTATTTTAACTCATCAGAACAGGTAATTTGTCGGATACATTTTTAATTCTCAATAATTTTTTTTCGAGTGCTAAAAGGACCGCGTCGTTTAAAAACTCTTCACGAAGCTCGTAGTAAGTATCTCTATTCATACCTTTTAGTCCAGCAATTACTCCTGGCGACTTATTATATTCATAACGCTGGAACATAGCATCTCCTGTTGCTTGTTTCTCATGAACCTTATACGTCTCAGCTATTACTTCAAGCCATGCTTCAGGATTTATTACTACAGTTTGATAAGGGCCTTGTCCCAACGAAATCATCTTGATCGGTTCAATATTCTTTAGTGCAGATGTTTCTGTTGGATTACTGATAAAAGCATGACCGCCACCCCCAGTATGCCCTTTCTTTGCAGTACGCTGCTCTCTTTCATCATCAACAGCTTTCTGAATATATTTCCTATTCAAAAAATACCACTCTGTATGCTTTCGTAACAGTTCTATTAGCATATCAGTCTCCTTCTAGCTTTTCTTTTTATCGCCTAAATAATTCTTCCAAGGATTTATTCTGTCTTCTGCGAGTTGGATCAAAATAGCCTCCTCAAACTCTTCGTGTTCATGTTCTCGAACAACCCAATATTCTTGTACCCATTCTCTCGTACCATCTGCACTTTCAAGTAAATATAAGATACCTTTAGAATCTAATTTAATACCAAGTACTTTACGTTCTCCCTTAGGCCCATGTACATTATCACCTATATTAAACTTGCTTTCTATTGTTAATAACATTTGTATCACTCACCTTGTTCAATTGATTTATTTTTAAACCCAAACCCCTAAAAACTAATATAAACAAAAACGTTAATATCCAATGTTCATATACAAATTCAAATATCCATTTTATTAGATCAGGATAATTCATGTCTTCACTCCTTAATCATTACATATAGCCTGACCGTCCATAATAGCCCCGCAATTCCAGCAATATTTCTGTTCTTCCTCGGGTATAAAGTCAAAGTGTCCATCGGTTGCAGCAGATTCACCACATACAGTACAGCAGCCATTTTTCCAACATCCTTGCTTACGTTCCTCTACTGCAGGGGCTTCGTTTAAAATTTCTATCATTATTTTGGCAATCATCATAGAATCATAAGACCATTTTGGATTATTCATATCAGCAATTTTTTCTAATTTTGCTTTCAAAACTTTTCTATCTATCAATTCCATATTATTCACCTTCCATTTTTGCGCCGCAGTTCGGGCAGTATTTTTTAACGTCGCAAATAAACTCTAAAACATGATGGCACTCGGAACACTCCACATGCCATGCTTTTTTAGTAAGCCAATGACCATGCTTACGTTCTTCTACTGTAGGTATTGTAACAAGACTATGAGCAGCACGTTTATAACCAATTCTAATACCGTTGAAATACTCGTCGTAGGCGTGTATACCTTCACCTATTCTTAATAGCTCCGCTTTCGCCTTATCAGCGTCTATTAATCGCATAATCTATTCACCGTCCCGTCTGTTCCATGCCGCTATAGCTTCTTCTTCTGTTGGCTGAAATCTCCCAACAGTTGCGTCACATTCTAGATTTGTACAGATCACATAATAATAAGGATTAATTGGCGTTCTTCCCATCTTAGCTTTGCTACCGCAGAACGGACAAGGTTTTAATTTAGTCATATTTCTTCACCTTTCTCAATTTCTTACAATGCAAATTTCATTCTTATATTTGTTAAAAATTACGTCATTCGCCCGAAAAATCAACAAGTCTCCTGAAAATCTTCCCAAACAAGAGATAATTGCGTCGTCCGGGTATTTTTCTATCAGCTCTATCAATTCTTTCTTTGTCATTTTTCTTCATGCTCCTTTATTTCAATTAATGGACAATCTATCAGCCTAATGTTTGGATCTTCAATTTCACAGACAAGAATACAGCAGCCTTTGCTCTTATCAACAGAAAATGGTAGATTCCTATAAAAGCCAACTGGATATGTCAATGGGCATTCACCGCAGTTTGCAGGCATATCCATTCCTTTAATTGCTATCATGATCTTCATCCCTCTCATAGCCTTGGCAATAAGTTTGTCCATTCATTAATACAAAGCGACAGCAATTACAGCCATAACTATCTTTATAAGTGCATTCACCATTACTATAATGCTTGCAATTAACCCACGGACAATATAGTACTCTCTGCCCTGAATATTCATCTCTAACGTGTATCTGTACTACTACGTTAGCCAATTTAATTGTTTTCATGTATTTCTAGCTCCGTTCTGTCAGCCCAAGTAATCCTACGCGATTTAAACTTAGTTGGCATAGATATAACAGTAAGCTGAATACAGTTACTACATTCTGGGTTTTCGCTCAACTCACTGGCCTTTCTATTATTAATGCACAAATAACAATAGTCTAAGTATTTCATTTTTTACTCCTACATTCTTACCCAACGGTTTTTGTTCTTAGATATAAATTCAGAAGGTCTACCAAAACTGTATTTCTCATTAGGCTTACAGTTACCACAAATAAAACTTCCTAGGCATTTGCACTCATGGCACCATCCTACGTACTTGATTTCAAGATTTTTCATAATTTACACCGTCTTTCTACATTCGTCACACAAATAGTCAAACTTTCCCAAAGTACCTTCCGTATACTCACTATCAACGTCGATACGCCTTCCGCACTTGCAGCACTCACAAAACCACCCGTTTTCAAAGTAGACCTTTAACGGAAGATTATTGATACTGCCGTATTCGTCCGCCCACGGTAATCGGCTAACGTTGGCATCTAAAAAATCAATATCCAATTCGCTAGCCCCTTCTCGTTTTGCTTGACCTCTTGTTTTCCGTATACAATAACGGCGTATTCATCACCGTCACGCTCCTTACAGCAATACGCTTTCATCTACTCCACCGCCTTAGTCGCAGACATATTTTTTATTAACATACGCTTTGATATCTGCAGGATCAAATGCTCTGTCACATTTTGGGCAGCAGGGCAACATAGCATTATTACCCCGACCCATATTCTTTTCCATTTCTTTAAGTGCTACTCTGTATGGTTTATAGCTGTGGGCTATTTTCCAAAACCGTCTAGCACTTTCCATGTATCTACCCCATTCACGGTTTTGCCGTTCTTCAAAAATTGCGACCATGAGCATTGCTGCAAACGGATCTATAACTGCACCGCATCGGTCGCAAAATATGAGATGACTTTCTTCATCTATGCAAAGTTGTGGTTTGACATAATCAACACCATATTTATTATTTTCATAACATTTGCAGGCCGAAAAAAACTTCTTTTTTGATACCATGCCTACAAGACTTCTAATTTTCTCCACTACTCCACCACCTTAAACTTCTCTAAAATCAATATCAGGGTAACGATATAGCAGCATCTTCTTTTTGATCAGATACACCTGCGTCCGCATCCCTTTCGTGTCGACGTAATATATATGCCCATTAGCTTCTGTTACCTTGAAATCAGCTCGATAAATAATCGGCCTTATCTTTTTACCTGCAACCTCATAACCAGGCTGTAAAACAAATTCAGGCTGTAATTCAATGCTTTTTACTGCACCGGTACGCTGCTGCCAAAGTAAGTCCTCATAGTATTTTGCTTCTTTCCTACTATCAAAGCGAATCCCGTCAACCTCAGTTATTGCATTACCATATTTCAGCACAGGTACAGCCCCAGGTAAATTCGCCGGCGCCGTTACGCTATCAGAACGAATTTTACTTACAAGGTGTGCCGGCAGTTCATTCCACGTCGTCATTTATTACTACCGCCGATAACATAATTTCTAGAGCTTTCTTCTCTCGCCTTAACCGGGCATTTTTACCGCCGAGCTGACTATTTTTCCGACGCAGATGTTTGAGTTCCGTCAGTATCTGCATAAGTACTGGTTTCAATACCGGTACATACTGATCGCCTGGTTCTTTTTCGATTAACGCCATCATAATTTTTATATTTATTGGTTTCACTATTTCCAACTCCTTATATTTAAAAGGCCGCCCCCTACGGGCTAATCACCTCCGCAGGGGTATACTTCCCTTTATGCTTGTATATAGTTAGTATGCGCGGCCGTTTTAACTTATCTCCAGATCTGCCACTCTACAAAAACCTCAGCTAAAGCACAACCGAGCTGCCATAGGAAACCTGCAGCAAAGATAAATAATAATGTGTATACTGTTTCACGCTTAGTCATTGTGCTTCAGTCCCTTCATAACTTATACTAATATCTTCCAAAAGTCTCAAATTCTTGAAGTTTTTAATTATCTCCCGCGCCTTCACGGCCCGCAGATCGTCGGACCACATCAAGCAGCTCGGGCAAATATGCACCTCAAAATATCGGCCTCTGGTTACGTGACTACCCGCCGTTGTATCCTTATGGCATATATCGCAATTCATGATCTCACCTCAAAACGGTTCTGACTTATTAGTGTTCAGCTTGTCAAAATATTCTTCGCCTAAAATCTGTAGTTCTGCCATATCTGCAGCAAGGTTATATATTTTTGCATGCTTATTATTTCCATGTGTATCGGAAACCTTAGCTCTAAATTCGGCAATAGTCCCTAAGAAACAACCACAAGACACTGTTATACCTTTGTCTTTATTTTTGAAAAATGTCGTAAAACTAAATCTACTACCAATGCGACCGATCAATAAATAGTCAGCGTTGCCGTACACCTCAGCGTCGCCGCACACCCTAGCGTTGCCGTACACCTCAGCGTTGCCGTACACCCTAGCGTTGCCGTACACCTCAGCGTCGCCGCACACCCTAGCGTTGCCGTACACCCAAGCGTTGCCGTACACCTCAGCGTCGCCGCACACCCTAGCGTCGCCGTACACCTCAGCGTTGCCGTACACCTCAGCGTCGCCGCACACCCTAGCGTTGCCGTACACCTCAGCGTCGCCGCACACCCTAGCGTTGCCGTACACCCAAGCGTTGCCATCTTGCGCTAAGTTATCTTCTTTTTCCACATATCCACCAAGTTCACCAACTTCAACACTTCCAAAGCTAATTAAAGCCTTAATCCTAAATAATTTCTTGCCCCATTTTTCTATAAACTCTGCTGTCAACTCATACTTTTTCATAGTTACCGCTCCTTTAAACTTTAGCTAATTCACCTTGACGACAGGTTGACCGTTTTGGTACTACATCAGGCACTAACGGATGATATTTATAACACCGTTCACGATCAGCAACCACATAAGTAAATCCGCTTTCTTTGTCTACTCTCAAAAACGGTTGATGTCCGCTGTATGGGCAATCAACAGTGTTAATACATTCAGCGCATTTTCGTTCGACGTCTGCGATAAAGCTGATATCGCTGCAATTACGCTTTATAAAGCTATCGTCGGCATCAGGAAAAATCCTCTTTGCTGCAACTCTAACTTTCTCGCTTATTGGCTGCCGTAGTTCACCAAATGTTTTGCCGGCAGCAAGATCAGCAAACAACTTTTTAACAAACTCATTTGCCGCTTTAGAATTACGCTCAATAGCCTTCTTCTCTGCACCGATTTTATTTTGTCGTAGGATTGATAAAGTATTATTAATATCTGCCCATGTTGGCCAATATTTATTATTATCAGCGATATAATCAACAGTATCGCCCCACATCTCAATGTCTGTGTATTTATAACGCTCCAGGGTTTGCCTTTCAATATTTTTTTTTGCATCTTCGCTTCCCCAGTTTGGCTTTAATCCCGCCGCCTGCCACACTTCATACGCTACCGTTATCTCTCTAAGTTCCAACATACGGCATATCCCTCACTTCCTCCCAGTCCAGCCCCATAAAACAAGCCAGTCTGTATTTTCTTTTCTCTGGAGGTATCGCTGCCCAGCGCTCCTTATTTTTTGCAATCCATTCGTCTTTCTCTTGCGCTTCCTTGTCAGCAGCTTGCACTGATTTCGGTAATTTGATTTCATCCGTCCAACGTTCATCCTGCAAAAACGTATCAGGATCAGGTATGTACCTTCCGTTCTCCTCCTGCCACTGATTAGTTTTTTTGTATCGCTCAACAGCAGCATTAATCAATGCATACTGTTCTTCAGAGTGTACACGCATATTCATCCATGCTATTCTTGCAACAGGCTTTTTCCTTTTCGACGGATATAATTCCCAAAAACATTCAAAGCCTTTTTCTTTTTCGTTAACCTCTAATCCATTTTGGGTTTGCTCGCGTGCGTGCGCGTTATTATTATTATCATTGTTTATCATTGTTATATTATTATCATTATTGTTAGATGTTAGCTGACTGTTAGGTTGTCTGTTAGGTGTCTGTTGACCGTCTGTTAGCTGACTGTTAGGTTGTCTGTTATCGACTTCCCTTTTTCCTTGATAAACCTGCCAGTTTACTATAGTTATCAGCCTTCCAGTCTTTGTTGATTGGTCTGTTAAAAAATTCATATTTTCAAACTTTTTTAACGCAGTCCTTACATTTTGGACTGTTAGTCCATTTCCGCAAGCTTTTACGATATTAGGCAAGCTTGTTATAAATTGTCCCGGTTGGCAAGTAAATTCTTCTCCCTGCCAATACCACTTTTTTTCACTGTGATTTGCCATTAAAAGCAGAGTGATTAAAATTACCTTTTGCTCAACTGTCGTAACCTGCCAAATCGGACTATCTAACAATTTTCGATGTAAAGCAATAAACCCAGTATTCATAGCACTTTACTCCTGATGGTCATATTTTGTAGATAAATACGCTTTTACCTTTTGCCCAATTACAACGCCCTCGGCGGCATTGTGGCGCAGGTAATGGCATTTATTACAAAGCATTGCCATATCTTCCAATCTATCCTGTCCTCCTTGTGACTTTAGTGGCTCATGGTGTGGCTTAACTCCAGGCTCAACAAAGCTATTGCAGTTTATACACAAACAATCATCACGCCGATATACTTCCTCGCAGAGTTTTTTTAGCGCTTTACCTTTAAGTCTTATCCTCTTTATTTTTGGAATCATCTTTAACGCCCCACTCCTTGATCAGCTCATCTAATTCTTCCTGCGGCCTTGTTTCTACACCAATATCTTTTGCCATAGATACCAAACAATCTATAAAACGGCTCATCTCTTTCGTGTCATAAGCACTGCTACCGTAATATACCCTTACATTGCTATAGCCTTTAATGTTCTGACATTCACCAAGCAATTCAGCTATCCAGCCAACACCATTACTTTGCCAAATTTCAATAGTTCTGTTTACAGCGTCAGTTGGCACTGGCCATATTCTGCCGTAACCACATTCCCTGATCGCTTTCCTGTAAACATCTTCCTTGCTGTGAAAGCTCTCTTCTGACAGCTTTTCTGCTATCTTTTGGCATAATACCCAAGCGTATTTATTAGCGTCGTTAGAACGCCCTTTTCGCCATTGCTTGACCTCTACAACATACTGCTTTTCAGGATCGATTTTATTGATTTCTTCTTCCTCTGATAAAGGGACAGGTACTACTAAATTTATGTATCCCATCCCTTTTAACGTCTGTAACCCTTTAACCGTGAACTTCATTTTGCTATTGCCTTCTGACATTTCATACAGAGCGGCCTACCAAATTTCTGCACGCTATAATCATGTACTTTTTGGCTAATTTCAACCGTGCATTCCTGACACATCAAAAACTGTGGACCAGTATTTTCATCAGGGAAAGCAGGCTTTGTTTGGTTTATTGGTGTAGGTGCTTCTATATTATTTGTTGTTTTAGTGGTTGATGGTTCAACAGATTGCCGTCTTTCTCGAACACTATATTTACCATCACAAAAACCACGATACACATCTGCTGCAACACCTATGTTTTTCATAGCATTACCAAGTGCGTCAGTAAGACACATCTTAAAGGCTTCGTCATTTGCCGTAAGTCCAGTTTTATATTTTTGAACAATGAAGTCGCCCCCACAACCAATGATAGGTTCGCTCCAACTCTCACCGTTTTTTATAAACAAAGCTACAGTCATATACAGTAATATTTGTTTATCCTCTAATGGATATATAGTCTTATCTAAAATTTCAAATTTCCACCCAATACCACACAAGCCAAACTGAGCAGTAATAGCTTCAATCTTCCATTGTGGGTTTATATCACTTTTTCCCCTTAGATTACCTGCTTGAATTATTTTCAATGCATCTTCAGGCGGTTTTGATAAAGCTTTATATATATCAACCATGTGTATCGCACCTCACTTGATCTGCATATTCATTCGTTCTATAAGTTGTGCTCCGTCTACTACTTCGCCAGCCTTAATAGCTTTTTTAATTGCTGTCTTGTCAGCTGAAATAGTAGTTTTAATGTACTCTGGGGAAATTTTATCAATGTCTAGGACTTCGATTGCTTCACTTTTCCTATACGTTACAGCAACCTTTGATGTACTGAAAGTATCTCCATTAAGACTAGCAGCAACATATTCCTGTAACCATATTGCTTTATTGTTTAGACTACGTTTCCTGTCAGCCAGCTTTTTCATTTCGGCATCAATAGCGTCAGCTTCAGCAAGTTTATTTTTTATTACCAAAAGGCAACCTTCTATTTTTTCAGCCCTATCCATCTGCAGCTTATCAATATCCTCGGCAGTCAATATCTCACCTGTTTCAGTATCTACCATTCTTTCAGTGTCAAGTTCTAGTAACCGTTCTAATTGTTGATCAATTTCATAAAGTTTCATATTTACACGCTCCAATTTTCAATTCTATCTTCAATAATGATTGCACTATTTTTAATCCATTTCAGCAATATGCTGACTTTGGCTTCATCACCATCTAAATCATCCATTTCTTTCAGATTCTCTAAAATAGATTCTGCTTCATATCGAAGCGAATATACTAAATCGTCAAATTTATCCATACTTGCAATCCTCCAATTCTTTTGCTAAAATGAAGGTGGACGCTAAACTTCGTAAAATTTACATGTCCACCCTGAGCTATCAACGTTGCTCCGTTGGTAGCTCTTTTTCTTTTTTCTCTCTTGTATATGGCTCATTCAACAAATCCCTACCTTCGACATATTCGAACTCACTTCCAAGAACGATACTGTCATAGACATTTTTACTAACATAAATTTCATTGGTCAGCCACTCATTGTCTTTGAAAGATTTAATCCTAATAACATACCGGTCGGAATAGTGGTAAAAATATGGGGTCAATATAGTCATGCAGGTTTTACCATTAGAGATTACGACTGGTATAAACATCAACTGATCGTATGCTGGTTTAAATTCCTTCTCGTAGACTTCACCTTGTTTTAATTCATTTCCACAACCCGATAACAACAAACCAGCTAAAACTATTATTATAACTAAAATCTTTTTAATCACCGAAGCATCCCTACTGTCGCTACAGCAGCCATAATAGCTACGTATGTGCCAATAAATATTGCAGTAGTCGCTACGGTAAAATCTCTAATCATAAGCCTGCCACCTGTCCCATAGCGTAACCAATGTCATATATCAGCTTAACTACTATTGCTATAGACAAAGCTGTTAATGCCCATACACACGGCTGCTCATTAATACTCTCTTTCATTACTACTGCTATTCCTGCTGCTTTGATTAGTGACCTCATAATTAAACCTCCTATAAAGCCTTTAGAGCTGCTTCAAAATCAAATTTTTTCTTCGCTATACCCCTCTAATATTTCAGGGCTATTAACTCTTCTGGTGTAAGCCCCATATAATCACAAAATTGTGCAGCACTAATATGATAGGAATAACGACTTTCACTAACTTTTACGGCAGTTCCAAATGGAAGTAATTTTCTTTGTAATCCAATACGGACAAATTGTTCTGATTTTCCCATGATTTTTGCTGCTGTTGGAACTTTGATACTTAACATGGTTAGTCTCCTTTCTGTTTACTTTTAGTAGCGATAGAGGGCAAAAAAATATTGTCCTCATCAACCGAGTAAAGTCTGCACAATGCATCAAAATTACCCTTGTCAATCGATGTTTTACCCTTCTCCCAATTTATTATAGTAACTTTACTTTTCTTTAACATTGCTGCTACAGCCTCCTGAGTTAATCCTGCGTTTATTCGTGCAGCTTTTAGCGATATTTTCAATGTCATTTATTACACCACCTTTCATGTCTTTATTATAGTTTACTTTAAGTAGCGTGTCAACACTTTCCGTAAACTTTTTTAATAAAAAGTGTTGAGTTTTTGTTTCTAAAAGTGTTATAATTTAACCAGAGGTGATAAAAATGGAATTATACAGACAGATCTTTAGCGATAATCTAAAAAGACTTTTAGATATAAACAACGAAACTCAAACAGAATTGGCTCAGTCCTTAAATATAAATCGTTCGGTCGTTTCTTCTTGGTTGTTAGGAACCAGGTTTCCACGAATGAATACTGTTGAAGAAATAGCTTCTCACTTTGGAGTGCAAAAATCTGATTTATTAGAAAAGAAAAATTATAATATTTCTGATTCTCCATTCCAATATCCATTCATTCCTGACGCTGTAGCAGCAGGTATACCATGCACAATAGAAGGGCGAAAGGAATTACCAACGATAGGTATTTCTGACGCTATCATGGGCAAATATGCAGGTAATAAACATATTTTAATCATGCGTGTTAATGGCGAAAGTATGAATAATGTTATACCTAGTGGTTCTTTTATTGCTGTAAAAACAGATATAGAAGTAAAAAATTTAAAAGATGGCGATCTGGTTGTATTTGGTAAAGAACATGAATATAGTCTAAAACGATTTTATGATGCAAACGATAGAATAATATTCAAACCTGATTCCAGCGATCCACGTTTTACAGATCATGTGTATAACAAAAATGATAGTGTATTTATTGTGGGTAGAGTTGTATTATCAATCAGAAACTATGAATAACCATATAAAACAAAATACCCCAGCCATTAAGCTGGGGTATTATAGTATAGGAGTGAAAAAATGCGACTACCAAATGGTTATGGCAGTATAACAAAATTATCTGGGAAAAGACGCAAGCCTTTTATGGTTCGCATAACGACTGGTTACGATAACGAAGGTAAACAGCTAATGTCTGTGTTAGGATATTATACTACACGTAACGAAGCTCTTGCTATGCTGGCCGAGTATAACAAAAATCCATATAATCCGATTGCTCGTAAAACAACTTTCAAGGAAATTTATGAATCTTTTTGTAATGAGAAATATATAAGCAAAGATATTAAAATACCACATGCTTATACTTCTTCTTTTGCATGGTGTACTCCAGTTCATTACATGGCATTTCCAGATATAAAACTATCTGCAATGCAGAAAATAGTTGATGATTGTAATAAAAGTAGGGCTACAAAAAAGAATATAAAAATACTTTTTAATCGACTATCTAATTATTGTTTAGCCAATGATGTAATTGATAAAAATTACGCTTCTCTTATTGAGCTCCCTCCTGATATAAAAAGTGAAGTACACAAACCATTTACAACAGAAGAACTTAATATGTTATGGCTTCACGCAGACGATATTAATATCCAAATTGTGCTCATACTATGTTATACCGGAATGCGTCCTACAGAGTTAATGACACTAAAGCATAGTAACGTCCATCTTGACGAAAGATATATGTTAGGCGGAATAAAAACCAAAGCTGGCAAAGACAGGGTTATTCCTATAGCACAAAAAATATTCCCATTTATCAAAAGGCTGTATGAACAAAATAACGACTACCTTTTAACTTATGAAAATAAAAAAGTAGAGTATGATACTTTCAGAAGGAAATTATTTGCTCCAGCAATGAAGCTTGTAGAACTAAAGCACTACCCCCATGATGGACGCCATACCTGTGCAACACTTTTGGATAATGCTCAAGTCCCAGATAAAATTATCAAAAAAATACTTGGACACGCTACTACCGATATCACCGAAAAAGTTTACACTCATAAGACAATTCGGCAACTTGTAGACGCTATAAATCAAATTTAA